AAGGCATTGATCACACAGATGAGAAAAGAAAACAAAATACTCGACCACGAATTCCAACGCCTGCGAGCTGAAGAGCGGCTGACCTGGATCATTATCTTTGCGCTCTCTGGAATCATCTACGGAGTATTCAAACTGATGGGTGCCTGGTGACAACCATTGCTGCAAATTTTTTGACAGGTGAGATGGCCGCTGACTCAATGGTGAGCTCCGATGACAGCTACTACCTAATAAACAAGTTGCGCCGGGGCAAGGGCTGTATCTACGGTGGTGCCGGTGACTTTGAGAAGCTACTCCGCTTCTATCAGGTACTCGACCAGGGAGGTGACCTGGACTCGGATACCGACATTAGCATTCTGATGTTGAACGCACAGGGGCTGTGGGTATACGAGAGCTCGGTCATACCCGTGCCGATTAAGAATTCGTTCTTTGCGATTGGCACCGGGGCTGGATACGCAATGGGGGCCATGCACCTGGGAAAGAGCCCACGCGAGGCCGTGGAGATTGCGTGTCTATACGACACCAGCTCGCACGGGCCCATCGATGAGATGAAACTGGAGAGAATCCGTGGCACTAAAAAGAGTTAGCGACGAGGAAATCATCTCGGCGATGAAACGGTTTGGCAGCACTAAAATAGCTGCCGAACACGTTGGTATGTCTGTCAGGGCATTTGCCTCGCGCAAGGCCAAGATCCAAATACAGTACGGCATCTCCCTGCCAACCTACGCTGCTCCCCAGGACAGTCGCCGCAATACCTACATACCCGAGAATCGCAGAGTGATAGACCATAAGGTAGAAAATGGTTGCGTCTTTATCGCTAGTGACTGCCACTACTGGCCAGGCGAATCAACTGTAGCTCACAAAGCATTCGTTAACTTGCTGACCGAATTTAAGCCGCTCCAGTTGGTGCTCAACGGGGACGTCTTCGATGGGGCCAGGATCAGCAGACACCCAACGCTGATGAACACCAACCCACCGACACCCAAGCAAGAGATTGAGGCGTGCCAGGATCGATTAGATGAGATTGCAAACGCATCTAAGAACGCAATTAAGTTTTGGACATATGGCAACCACGATGTGCGCCTATTTAATTACATTGCAGCTCACGCTCCAGAGCTCTCCGAGTTTAGCGATTTGTTTGCGTACTTCCCTGGGTGGCACACGGGGTGGCGCGTAGACATCAATGGCTCGGTAGTCATAAAACACCGCTGGCACAATGGAGTGCACAGCACCTGGAACAATGCCTTGAAATCAGGCAGGTCAATCGTGACCGGGCACCTACACCAGCTCAAGGTCACGCCGTTCTCAGACTACGATGGGCGCAGGTGGGGCGTGGATTCTGGGACGCTAGCCGAGCCATACGGTGATCAATTTACTTACACCGAGATGAACCCGGTCAACTGGTGTTCTGGGTTTGTCGTGCTCACGTTTGAGAATGGCAAGCTGCTGCCGCCCGAGCTGTGCGAGGTGATCGATGGCGTTGCATACTTCCGTGGCCAGCGCGTATGAGCCCGTGGCTTATTATTTTTGTGGGTTGTGTCTACGCCTACATAGGATTTGAACAAGGCACCAGGGGCAACCTAGCAATGGCCATTGTGTTTGCCGGTTACGCTTTCAGCAACATTGGTCTTTACTTAGCAACGAAAGGATAACGATGCTACCAATCGCAGCTCTACTCTCCATCGGAGAGAAGGTTCTTGACAAGGTTCTGCCAGACCCTGGCGCGAAGGCAGAGGCCCAGGCCAAGCTTATGGAGATGGCACAGAAGGGCCAGCTCGCGGAGCTGGAGTCGCACGTTAAGGAGATGGACTCAGCTCGCAAGCGCGAGATCGAAATTGCCACCAGCGCAGCTGCTCCGATGCTTAACAAAATTGTTACACCCATCCTGGCGCTCGGCACCGTGGGTCTCACGTTTATTTTGTTTGCCGTGATTATTTTTGTGGATGTCGACGCTAACTCCAAGGACATTCTGATCTATGTCCTGGGCGCACTAACCAGCGCGGTCACGATGGTGCTGGGCTACTACTTTGGATCAAGCGCTGGAAGTAAGGAAAAATCCCAGCAGCTCGATGAGATTCTGGATAAAAAGAAATGAACCTGACCGCCAACTTTACTTTAGAGGAACTGGTAAAGAGCGAGACCGCTCTGCGCCACAACATTGACAACACACCTGGGGAGACCGAAATTGAAAACCTTAAAAGACTATGTGAAAAGATTCTTCAACCTGTTAGAGACCATTTCAACACGGGGGTCAAAGTCAACTCCGGTTACCGCAGCCCCGCCGCCAACCAAAAAGTTGGTGGCTCGCCCACGTCGGACCACTGCAAAGGGCAAGCAGCGGACATCGAAATCCCGAGCATCCCAAACGCGGACTTAGCAATTTGGATCATGGACAATTTGGAGTACACCCAGCTGATACTTGAGTTCTACACGCCGGGTGTCCCAGACTCTGGGTGGGTCCACGTTTCCTACGACCCATCGAACCTTAAAAAACAAAACCTAACGGCGACCAAGCAGGCAGGCAAAACAGTCTACCTGCCTGGTCTGGTTGCCTAGAACACAAACCGGGGAGCGCAGGTCACGTCCACCACAATGTCTGTGGTGAACCCGTTGATCTTGCGCTTACCGTTTATCACCACAGCTCTCAGGCCAGAGCTCTCGCACTCGCGCACAGCGATGATCACCTCATTGCGAGACATCGCCTGCACCTGCTTGTCCATCACTATTTCCTGGGTCTTGGGCGCGTCCACTACCGGGTTGCTCACGCACCCAGACAGTAGCAACACCAACACTAGATATCTCATGCTGCCTCCCCCTCTAACATGGCGCCCAGTGTGGCCAGGCGCTTACTGTAGGCTGCCGTGTGGTTGATCCTATCGGCAGGTGTAATTTTTTTCATAACTAATTCGTTGGCCTCCTTGAGCTGGCGCAGCGCTGTCATCCTCTCCCGAGGTGGGCGCAGCTTTGCCCGAGCTGTCTTGTCTGCCATCACCTCATAGGCCGCGGCCCAATCAGATAGCGTCGGGTATTCGGATACCGGCTCATCCTTGCCAGGCACAAATAGAAAGTAAGACGACTCAGACTTTCCCTCGGGCTCCTGGGCGACCTCCTCTTGGGCCTGCTCAACCTCGACGTGGTGGCGCTGGCCATCGTCGACCTCCACAACGGGCTCAAGTATCTCGGGCAGTGCAACGGTAGGCTCTGGCCTCGGCAGCGCGTCTAGCGGGTTCCTGGTGGCCTTCGCGGGGGTGATATCTTTCTCTGGCTGGCCAGGAAAATCTTGTGCCTCCTCCACGGTGATCAATCCCTTGAGCACGTCTGGGAACGCATCGCGCAGCGCGAACCCTCGAGCTCTCATCTGCATCATTCTTTTTGGATACGCAGACCACGGCCCCTGCTTTGCCCAGAGCCCAGCTCTCTTGGCGTCCTCGACCGAGAACTTAACCGTCACCGGCGAGCGACCCTTGCGCTTGGCCACGCACACTGCGACCGGGTTCGGGCTCCCTTCGTTCTCAAAATACTCCTCGATGTCATCGCACACTGCGCTGGCCTGAACCAGGGCCATGGCTGCGTCGCCGTACACAGATGGCTTGCCATTGATGCACGCAATATTCTGGAGCGCCTGGAGCGGTGCCAGGCCCAGCTCACGGCCCCACTGGATAGCTACCAGGACATCCTCTGGCTTGCCCTGGTACGCCTTGGGAACCATCTGAGACTTGGCCAACATATCCGAGAACCTCATGGCCTCATCTAACGTCACGGGCGCGAAGCCCTGGTTGTTTTGTACTTGTAGATTCACTTGTGTTTCTCCTCGATTAAAAATTGATCCATGGTATCCAGCACGACGTTGACCAACGCGTCAACGACATCCATCGCTCGGTCCCGATTCATAAAGCTGCCCGGTGTTCGGTTGGCAGCATCAAAGCACAGCGCCTGCAGCTTGAGAGCTGCCTGCAGACGTGAGTTCATTAGCTTGTGATCTCCTGGGCTCATTTCTTTTTTACCTCCTTGATTGACAGGGTTGATTGCCTGATGGTGTATGCCTTCTTAGCCGGCACGGTCTTCGCAGGCTGGGCATCATATTGTTTGATTGGCCACTTGATGTCGTATTTGCCAGCCCTTGCGTACTCGGCTGTGTCCATCAGGGTTTGCATAGTTTTTTCGTCTTCTGTAACAAATTTCTCAAGATTTTTAATTGCTTGTTTGGCAAAAACAATTTTTTCAGCAAGCATTTCGGCTTCGTCGTCCAATTCGATTAGGTCTGGCCTCGATGGGTACGGACCTCTGTGCTCTGGCCAGCGCTCCCCATCAGCTGGTGGGTAGTAGTCGATCTCGCCGGTCTCCTTCCACTTGTCCAGCTTATCTTGGAACTCTCTGGATACACTGGCAATGTAGTCGATGGTTTCCTGGTGAGGCTCAAACAAAAAGATACGCAATGCTGTGCCACGGTAAAGTGTGGCCACGCACCCCCACTTGGCGTGGACTATGTCCATCTGTGCCTGCAGCTGGATCGGGCCGCGCCACAGTGGCGGCATTTCCTCCACGTCCATCGCCGTGAGCTTGGCCTCGAGCACGCCGACCCCATCTAACTTGATGGTGTCAGCTCCAACCACATAGATGCCGTTGTCCGGATCGTGGTGGATTACCTGGCCGCCACCATCTCCGGTGCCATCGAGCGAGCAACACAGGGGCAACTCCGCGTGGTACCTGGCGCTGGGGTGATCGATTACCAGGTCAGACAGGCGCAGGCGCTCCGCTGCCTGGGTGAGAATCAAGGGCTCCATCAGGTTGCCCCAGGCCATGGCTTCGTTGCCAATATCTTCGCGCTCGATAAACTGCATCGCGTTGATTGAGCACTCGAGCTCATCGTTTGGGGTCCGGTACTTTGATAAACCCATCACAGCTGTGAGACGTGACGCCGACATCATTGTGTCGGGGGTGACTTTACTTACCATTTCTTTTTCCTTTTGCTTTGATTAGTCGATAGCTCGCGTAGCGCTTGCCGTTGGTGTAAATCATCGTTGTGTGGATGTTGTGGCCAACCTCGCGCAGCTCCGCGATCCTGGCCGCCAAGCGAAAGCACTGGCACCCGGCCAGCGCAGCGATAGGCGTAACGTGCACACCACGTTGCAGCTCCTCAAGAATCCATGCGTTCTGGTTCATAGAGTGAGCCTCTCAAACAAACGCAACGATTAAAAAGAAAGCGGCCAGGGCAACAGCGCCTGCCACCTTCAGCCAGATTGGCTCATCGACCTCGGCTGGCTCAATGGGCAACATATCTCGCCAGCTGCGAG